AAGGGTCGCTCCCGTGTCTGAAAAGAATGTAGGCCCTACCAAAAGAAACACCAAAGAGAGAGCATTCTCTGGGTCGTAGTGAGCGAGCCTAAAGCCGAAGTGAATGGCGGTAGAGGGCGCGCGAGGCAGCAGAGAACAAGTAAGCGGGACGCCCACACGCATTACGCGTCCCGTAGTTTTTAAGTTATAGCTGGATGGCGCAGCGGTAGCGCGTGAGGCTCATAACCTTGAGGTCGTGGGTTCGATTCCCACTCCAGCAACCAAAATTCCCACCCACACGATGAGGGTGGCCGGAAAGAGGACGCAGTAAAGGAAAGCAGAATCCGACGGGAGTGCTCAGTACCGGTAGTGGTTGTGAGTGCATATAACGGGAAACGCGCAATAAGCCGGAAGCACCGGATGAGCGTCCAGAGCTAAGTGAACTCAACGGACCTGCGGAACGAAGTCTGAAATAAGGCCATCCGCCTAATGCCAAACGGGGTTGGATCGAAAGATTCAGCCCCGTTGTTGTTTTATCTTGCGTGCGTTTCGTAAAGCATGCTACGATCTCATTAATCTCCTTCCGGTCGTTCGTACTCATAACGGCGGGATCAAATCCTGAAAGGCAGTCGAGACCGGTCATCATCCTTTGGGGGAATGGTGGCCGGTTTCTTTTTGCGCAAACCTTCCTGAAAAAGAGCAATCACCAAAATGCAAGAACAGACAATCGGCGGGCTTTTGCCCGGCCTGAAGTTGGTGCGTCTCGGCCTCGCCACGGATGACGAATATGAGCAGATCGGGGATCGTATCGTCAAGGGCCCGCGCGGCTGGTCACAGATCATCGTGGAGCCACTCGAAGGATGGAAGTTGATTTACGACATCTCCGCTGACTGCTATCGCGCCGTCAAAGTTTTGCCAGAGCCGCGGATCTTTTCCGTCCAGTTCGAAGCGCGGAACGAGGCCGATCTCGAGCGTCTAGACAAGATGCGGCAGATGCCCGGTGTCACCGGAGTTTCGGAAGTCAAAGAAGCTTAACCAACATGGCCACTTGCCTTGACATGATCACGGATATCCTCGTCACCGTTGGTGAACTTGGGCAGGGACAGACACCATCGCCAGAAGATGCACAATACTGTCTGACGCGCACCAACGCGGTGCTCGACAGCTTGTCGCAGGAGATGGGGTACATTTACACCCGTACCGTCATCCCGTATACCCTGACCGCGAACACTGGAACCTACCAGATCGGAACGTCCGCAGGGGCACCGTTCAACACGGCTCGACCGACCAAGATTGACTTTGCCAGGATCCTGATGCAGGTTGGCGGCGTCTACATTGGCGTCAAGGATCTCGACATCATCGACGTAGTTCGGTATGACGAGTACTCGGACAAAACGACCGCCGGTCGCGTTCCCGAGACGCTGTATTACGACAACGCCTTCCCGCTCGGCAATCTGAACCTTTACCCGGTTCCGACTTGCCTGGTTCCGACCCAGCTCGAACTCACTGCATGGCTGGCGCTTCCACAGTTCACCTCCCTTACGGATGTCTTCGTATTCCCCCCAGGGTATTACGAAATGCTGGTCCTGATAATCGGCGTGGCGGTTTCGCCGTCGTATAACAAGCCAGTCGATCAGGTGACAGCCGGCCGCGCGGCTCAATACTCCCAGCGGGTCAAAGACATCAACCGGATGATCCTGCAGCCCGGGGCACCTCCGATTCCGGTGGCGCCCGGCGCGCAGGGCAATCCTCAGGAAGCAGCGCAGGTTCAGGCTGCCTTGAAATCTCTCCAGTAAACAGCACAAAATCCCCCCTCCAAGGAGCAAGCGAGCACAATGTCAGCAGAAGCGTGGCAGTACCCGCTAAGCCAATTAAATAACCGTCTCGACAACCACGAGAAGTTGGATGAAACGAAGTTCGCGTCACTTTCACGAGATATGACAGACGTGAAAGAAGACGTGGCTGGCATAAAAGGGCGTATCATCGGCGCTTGCGCTGTGCTGTCTCTGATAATTCCTATCCTCACCACGATCATCACCGAGATCGTTCATTACGTTCGCGGCGTTCACGTTCCATGAAAAAAGTTCTCCTCCTGCTGCTTTCCCTCACCCCCCTACTTCCTGGACAGTCGGCCGTTTACCCGGGGAGCATTGCGTCCAACAGCCAGTTGAAGGTTGCCGTGAACGGGACGGCGTCACAGCTAACGACGGCGATCACTAGCTCCCAGACGACAATCCAGGTCTCGACCTGCGCGGCGATCACGACAAACGTCCTGATCACAATCGACCAGGAAATCATGAACGTGATGGCCTGCGCAGGGAACAACATGATCGTCGTGCGGGCATTTGACTCCACGGTCGCTGCAGCGCACAAGTCCGGGACAGTAATCCTCGCAACTGTTGACGCGTGGCACCACAACAGCGTCGCCGCAGAGGTGAATGCGATCGAGACCACACTCGGGGCCAATCCGTCTGGGAGCAGCGGCGGAACGGTTTCGAGCCTGATCAATTCTGCATTTTCGTACGACTCCACGTTTGCCTCGGCTGCTGCAGCCTGCGCATCCGGCAAAACAGTGGCAGTAACGAAGCAATCGATGTGGCAGAATCTGGCCACGGCTACCTGCCCTTCTCTGCTTTGGTTTCCCACGGGAACGGGTGTCTCCGTGCAGCCTGGAAGCGGGCAGACGTTCACAATGCTTTGCCCTTCGGTATCCGGATCCGTTCAGAAAATCATCGATATGTCGCTCGGAGGGTCAGTTGTATTCTCTTCGGGATGCGGGACTCCGGCGCCTGCAACATGGTGGGGCGCGGTCGCGGATACCACTTCGCCGCCAACCATCGTGACCGATAACGGCGCAGCCGTCAATGCGGCAATCTCAACGCTCCAGCCCGCGGGTATAGCGCTGTGCTTCCCTTCAGGCGGAGTTTTTGGGGCGGCGACAACGTCCTATTACGGGTTCTCGAGCTCCGCCAATATCCTGCACTCGACAAATGGGCAGGTCTGGGAAATGACGTCCTGCGCTGGTCAGTCGGGGAGTACGGCAGGACCAACCAAGGGAGCAAACCTCCTGTTCTCAGCGGGATCGAGCCTTGCATTCAACGGGACCTCAACACCAATTTTCGGGATTTATATCCACGATTTGGGATTATGGGCAACATCGACCGGAGGAGATGTAATCTCGATGTCCGGAACCGTCGGAAATGTACGGATCTCGAACAACTACATCGGGACATCGAATCCGGCGGCCTCGCTTGTCAAGGCGAGTACCGGTGCCAGCGGCGATATCGATTCTCTGACTTTCGGCTGCAATATCTATACCTCTGCGGCATCCCATTCCGTAGCTCAGTTGTGGTTTGTCGACGCGAATGTCGGGTCAACGCTCGAAAACATTATGATCGACGGTTGCAGCAACGCCGCATACCATGGATCATCAACGGCTACGGCCCCGGCCATTCAGATGGATTGCGGGGTTGGCGCGGTGTGCTCGAAGCACGTTATCCGGGATCTCCTGTTTGAAGTCAGCCCGGGCGGAATCATTCAGTGGAACGGTGTAAGCAATTCTCTTATCGAGAGCGTTGAAGATGCCGACACAACGCTTGCGGCTCCGGGAATTCTCCTGCAGAACACGAGTTCTTCGCAGGCCCTTGACAGGATCACCATCATCAATCCTCTCCTCAGCGGGGGATCGGCCTCGTTTCCAGAACTCAAGGTAGTTCTGAATAGCGGATATCCCCAGGCTCAGGTAACCGTCATCGGCGGCAGCGTTCCGTTTACGAGAAGCAGTGGCTATTCAGCCAACTATGCTCCGCTTGAGATCAACACGCGGAACAATGATACAGTCGGGTACTTCGGACTCTTTGGAGTGCAGTTTCCGGCCGGTCTGTCGGGAAGCGGATTCCAGACGCAGGGCGCATTGTCGACAACTACCGGTGGGGTCTATTCCAATAACGTCGGAATCCTGAAAGACCCAACGTTCGGGGATATCGACATGGTCAATTCGTCGGGAACATTCCAGCAGGTTCGCGGCAAGACATTCTCTGATGCTTCGGGCCTCGGAGCTGTCACTTTCGATGCGTCTCATCAGGTATTTACCGAGAGTGGAGCGAGCGGAAACGTCGCGTATCTCGCGGATACGGCTGTCCATCTGTCTTTCATCGCATCAAGCGGCTTACCGTCTCTGACTGGATGCGGTACCGGGGCCGCGATCACAGGGACAGATCAGGCCGGTACGGTCACTCTCGGGACCGGCACGGTAACCAGTTGCTCGGTTGGCTTCACAAAGAATTACGTAGCGACGCCATCCTGCACCGTCAGCACTGCGAGCACAACAATATTCGGCGCGGCAACATCGGTATCAGTAAGCACCCTGGTGGCCGGTTTCAGTTCCAATCTGGCCAGCGGAAAATTCTCCTACCACTGCTTCAGTTCGAACTAAAATTGCCTAAACAGATGCTCAAAACCTTACTGGTCACCATCCTGCCTGTCTGCCTGTATGGGCAAACCGCCTCCTTCCCCGAGGCAATCGCGACGGACAACCAGCTCAAGATCGCAGTGAACGGACTGTCAGCGCTCCTTTCCCAGAACATCGGGACGCTTGAGACCTCGTTCAGCGTGTCGTCTTGCACCGGCTTCGTCGGTAACGTCCTGATAACGATCGATCAGGAGATCATGAATGTCTCAGGCTGCACCGGGACAAACATGGCCGTTTCGGCCCGCGGGTTCGACAGCACGTCGCCGGCAGGCCACCAATCTGGGTCAGTGGTATTCGGCCCGATTGATGCGTGGCACCACAATAGCGTCACGGCTGAGGTGAAAGCGATCGAGGCCGCGTTGGGAACAAACCCCACCGTCCTGAACTCGACTGGATGCGGGACCGGCACCACCTGTACGCCGGTCGCCAAGTCCCCGGCGAAGATCGTCGTCGGCAACGTGGCATTCGCGGCATCCACCACGGCAACGGTATCCGGGTTGCCAGCGTTCACCTCTGCCTCAACGTTCTCCTGCAGCGCGACGAACCCTTCTCACGGTTACACGTGGACCATCCAGAACGTCTCAGCCACTTCTATCACGATTACGGCTGGGACGAGCAATTCCGACACCTGGACTTATTCCTGCTTCGGGTACTAACCCAAAATGACACCCACACATGGCAGCCTCTTCGGTCAGGCAAACTTCGGCCAGGCTCAACCCGGTTACGGACCGGCTCTGCCGAGCGGCGCCCTGCTCGTCAGTGACCTCGTCTACACTGCATATCGTATAGCTGGCATCCTGCCGGAGCCAGGGCGGGGCTACAGCGTGTCGGAGGGTATCGATGGGCTGAAGCGCCTAAACTCGTTCCTGAATGCCATGCAGGCCGAGCGCCTGATGGTTTACGCGTACCTGCGTCAGACCTACGTCATCACCCCGAACAAGAAAACGTATTCGATCGGGAGCACGGTTGTGAATGGAGTGCCGCCGGACTGGCTGGCCATTCAACGGCCGGAGTCAATCACTCTCGCCGGTTACGTCTTCACCTCGGATAATCCATCGGTCGAGTGCCCGATGCAGATCCTGACCTATCAGGATTACGCCGCGCTCTCCCCGAAAGACCTTAGTTCGAGCATCTCCTACATCCTGTACTACCAGCCGGACGTCCCGAACGGAACCGTGTTCCTGTGGCCGGTACCGACTGATCCTTCGGTTCAGATCGCCCTGTACCTCTGGCAATCCATTCAAACCGTGGCCAGCCTGACGACGGCCATGGTCCTGCCGCCTGCCTATCAGGAGTTCCTTGAATATGGACTCGCGATCAGACTGGCCGGGACTTTCCCACGGCGCGCGCGGCTCGATCCTGAAGCGAAATTCATGTTCGATCAGGCGCGGACCAAGGTCATGAGCGCCAACGAACCGATGCTGAAAATGCAGTGCGAGACCGGCGCTGGGAGTGTTAAGCAATCCGTGGGGCGATTTAATATAATTTCCGGTACAAATGTAGGAGGAGTAGGCTGGAGCGGCTAAGTTATGTCCACACCGGTCGTACTCCCCACTCAACTTCCGGACCCGATATTCGGGCAACCGCAGGCCGTAGATCCGCAGACCGGGAACCTGACCGAGCAGCACTGGTGGTTCCTGTTCTCGCTCCGCAATGCGGCGGCTACCGCTATTCAGAACTCAACGCTGAACAGCGTACAGTTGGTTCCGAGCGGCGGCACAGTGACACCGGACCTGTCGCTCTCCGGACCTTTGGGGAGTTTTGAGCTCGCCGCGTCCGCTACGCAGGTCACAATTCTGGACCCGATCTACACCGGCGGAGTGGTTCCAAATGGAGCACAGATCACAATTTTTTTTGATGAGGACGAGGTCGGCGGCAGACCGGGGCCACTTTGGCAGACCGGTCCCGGAGGATTCGCTCCGGAGATGAACACGCTGGCGATTATCGAGGAAGCGAACACGCGCACCACGTACAGGCTCGGCTATGACGGAGTCAGTTGGACGCTTCTGAGCTTTGAGACTGGGCAGACGATTTAGGCTCCGACGGCAGGACGGTCACGATGACGTGTCTGCTGTTGTCGTAAACCACGGGGATATCCCTCCCGTCGAGTGTCACGCGCCAGTAGGAGATTCGCAGGGTTCTCCGTCCAAGACACGTTGCCTTGCCAGACTGGATTTGCTTCACCAATTCCTGATGAACCAATTTGCTGAGCGTGATTCCGAAGCGCTCCATTGCCCGTCGCCGAGCATGAACCTTCTGCGACTGTTTCTTCGTCACACCTAAGATACTAATGCAGGGCAGCCTCAACACACAATCCTTCATCCAGCCGGAAACCTCAGCGGTACCGCGGCGCGCAGAGCGTAAGATCCGCGAGACGTACTCCGTGGCAGACACCGGTGCTGTCGGTGACGGCGAGACCGACGATTCCGGATTCATCAATGAAGCGATTGCGAATCTGGTGGCGGCCGGCGGCGGGGTACTTAATCTTCTGAACGGCAAGACTTACCTCGTAAACACGCCGCTGGTTTTCCCGGCGGGCCCGAATCAGATCACTCTGGATGGGCATGGGGCAAAGATCCTGCGTGGTGCTGACATGCCAGCGCAGCAAGGCATCTTCGACCTTCGTGCGTGCCAGGGAGTGCTTTTTCAGAACCTGGTGGTGGACGGGAACGTAACAGCTCCGGTCGGGATTGCGTACGCCACGTTCAACAGTGACCCGATGTACCCGGCTTTTGTCGAGAACACATCGTTCTGGCTGCACGGCGGATGCACGGACATCGAGTTCGATCACGTCACGATTCAGCACACCGGCGGGTACGCAATTCTATCGGACACGCGGAGCGCAGGAAACAATGAGCGCATCAGGATCGGATCCTGCTCGTTCATCAATAACCGCCCATTTCTGTTTGGCGTCAACCCCGGAGACCTGACCTATGGATCGTGGCCAGGCGGGATCTTTTATAAGGGCGATTCCGCGACTCCAGATTCGATCTTTATCACAATCGGACTGAAGGTGATCGGGTGCACGTTTGAGCGGTGCACCGGGAACCAGGTATGGGGGCACAATTACGGCTACCATAACTTTCACTCTTCGGTAATCGTGGTCGGCAACTCCTTCCTCGACATTGGTCTCGATGCCATTCAGGTGTCATGTACGGTTGGCGGATGCGTCTCCTCGAACACCGGGCGCCGGATCGGCTACGTCACAACCGATGACGACGGGCGCTCAATCCCGAAATACCTCCCCGGCGGCAATGCAACCTTCATTGACCATTCAGGATATGTCGAGGGCGTGAACTTCGCGGATAACTCCTGCACGTCGGTGTGCGGCGGATTCGCCTCGCTTGACGGGTATGCCTATGGCTCTGTCACCGGCAACAACTTTCGGCAGCCGCAGCCGGGTGATGCGTATTACGACGAGGACCAGATTGCGCTGGTACCGGCGGGCGTGGTCTACGGTTTCGACTGCGCGAACACATTCGGGATGGTCGGCGGGATCATTACGCAGGGCGGGGCCGGGATTGCGATTGTTGGGAATACTCTCTACGGATGCTCCGATTCGGCAATCGTTGCGATCGCGGTTCGAGAATCCAAAATTGCGGACAACGACATCTGGCAGCCGGGCAACTCAACCGTTGCGCCGATCCTTCTCGGCAATCAGAGCGCCGCGGTCTACCAGCAGTGCTTCAGCAACTCGATCACTGGGAACCGAATCTACTGGTCCCCGGGAACCGCGCGCGCGGCGATTATCGAATCTGAAAACTGGTCTGGCGGTTCAATCCCATGGCTTGCCGGCGAAGCGAACTGGATAGAAAAGAATCACATCTTCGACAATAATGCGACGCTCACTGACCGCGCGTATGAAGTAAGCCTTGCTCCGTCCACCTCATCCCTGACCGGCCCGCAGATCTCTTCTTCAGTCCCGAATCCTACGGCCGCCGGGTACACCAGCTTCCAGCGCGTCACGATGGCGAACGGGACCGGCGGGTACACTTCAATCCTCGGAACCGATGGAACGGAGTACTTTCGGTTCGCTGACTCTGAAGTCCTGACGGTCAATGGCGGAGTTGGAACCGGCGTGGTCGCGTACCTGTTCAACTCCACCGCCACGGGAGCCAACAACGCTATCCAGCAGGATACCGGGACATTCTCAATCACGGGTGCCGGCAATGCGTTCTTTCAGACGGCGGTCTGCACCACGGTTTTCAACTCCAGATCCGATCTCGCTGGATCTCCGTCTACGACAGCCGCCTTCCAGACCTCTGGTGGAACATTCGTAATTTACGGCGACGGACACGCATTGTTTCAGAATGTGACCGCCACTACGGTGTTCAACTCGTTGGCCGATATGGCCGGGTCTCCGAGCACGACGGCTGCATTCCAGACCAGCACCGGCACGATGGTGGCTTATGGTGATGGGCATGCGCTCTTTCAGAATCTGACCTGTACCACGGTTTTCAACTCGCGCTCTGATCTGTCAGGATCTCCATCAACGACAGCGGCGTTCCAGACATCCACCGGGACGACCATAATTTATGGGGATGGTCACGCGACGTTTCAGAACGTCACAGCCACGACCACGTTCAACTCTCTGGCCACTGGCTCAACATCGGCCTTCCAGCAGCAGTTTGGCACGTTCGTAATTCTTGGCAACGGGAATGCTCAGTTCCAGTCCGTAGCGGTGAATTATG